CGGAGAAATTAAAGAAATAGAAACTTTAATGAAAAAAATGAACCAAATAGGCACTTCGGTAATATCAAAAAATGAACATATCAGAATTTGAGAGATCAAAACCACAAGAAACTCACGCTTGTTTCATGGAAATAAAAGATAAATACGAGGCGTTATTAAAGGAAACGGTGATAATGGACGAATCGGACGCGGTAAAAGTTGAGATGACCGCCCTCTTCCTAAAAGATTTAAAAGAAATTTATAAAAAGTTCCTGACAGGGCTATAATAAATCGTATGAACAGCCATATTAAAATGATGCTAGAGTCTCACAGGAGATGTGCTTCCGCGATTCAAGACGCTGCAAACGACGCTAGAACAGCCGCAAACGCCTCAGCAGAAGAAGCTAAGGAATTTGAGCAAATGGCGCAGGAAGCGGCAAATAGGGCCGTTGAAGCAGCGGAAAGGGTAAAAGTCCTAGAAGCTAAATTAACGTCGGCCACGGTGGAATAGCCTTGTTTTTTATACTCTCTACTATATTTATTTGATTTTCGAATCTTATATAACTGACGATTACAGATGCCTCTAGGCCACGCTTTTCAACATCCAGCCTTAAACCCCTTTCTTCAAAAGGGGAAACTATATCGTTAACGAAATCGAACATGCCCTGTTCTTTGAGAAAACGCCAGTACAAGTCCTTTACCTCGGCCTCGCACTCTAAAAGAACGTCCATTCCACAGTTTCTGCTAGCGCAAGATATTACGTACCTAAACGGCAACGATTCCGTAGGAGGCTCGGATAAAGGAGCGTGAACTACTAAGTTCATACAGAATATTACACTTATGACTCAAAGGAACTTGGTAAATGACATCCCTATCACTTTAGATGGATTTGATCATGTCAGTTGTATAGTAGAAATACCCAAAGGAACCAATACTAAATACGAATATAACGAAAAGTATAATATTTTTGAATTAGAAAGATGCTTGGTTTCCTCTTTACAGTACCCCGTAAATTATGGATTTATTTCTCAGACTTACGCGCTTGACAACGACCCCTTGGACGTATTAATATTTAACCATGACCCCATAGACAGGGGAAGTTTAGTTAGATGTAGGGTTTTAGGGGTTTTAGATTTCGTAGACAATGATGAAATAGATTATAAAGTTATAGCTGTTCCTCATTGGTCTCCCAAAAGCAAATATCCTCGACTAAACAGCATAGAACAAGAACATCTTAAGATATTTAAGCAGTTTTTTAGAATATATAAAATAGATAGGGCTAACTCAGTAAAAGTAGGAGAATGGAAAAACGGCAGGAAAGCCCTAAGAACAGTAACCGAAGCTCACCAGAGATGGAATAAAAGGCAAGAAGATGGGAATGTTTGACGATATAATTGTACCGAAATCTTACCTAAAAGGTCTGCTTACAAAAGACCAAGAAAAGATAATCAGGGGCAATCTCTACCAAACTAAATGCTTGGACAGAACCCTGCGTATGTATAAAATTTACAAGCAAAAACTTTATGCCCAAGAGCCTCCTCCAACAAAAACCGAAAAACGAAAGTGGAAAGCTGTCGACTATACTGGTGAAGTATATTTTTACGACAGCATAAAAGACGAAAAAGGGAATGCTCATTGGGTTGAATTTCGTTTCGTGTTCCTCAAAGGAAAAGTAGACGCGAAGTACATGGAAGAATTCAGGCTTCAACAAACTTCCGAAGAAATCGTAAAACAAAACGAAGAGTGGGAAAGCTCAAAAGAAAAACAAGATAAATACGAAACCACCTTAAAATATAAAATTTATTTTTCTCTATTTAAGATTCTTCACAAACTCCTTAATAAAGTAAGAAAGAAAGTTACCCCTTACGCCCACGAATACGGAACAGTTGGGCCAAATGAATGAATATTAAAAAAGATAAACTAATAGAATTCGTAAACTTTGTTAACGAATGCTGTGCGGTTATGGACGACGATTACGTTGCCGAATGGCTAATTAAGCCGAACTCAGACCTGAACATGGAATCTCCTTTAGACATACTGAATTCCGAAGGGGCAGAGAGACCCCTCAGACTCCTGTATTTTATTGACATTGGAGAAGCGGATCTTTAAAAAAATATATGCTTCAGCGGATCAGTACCCAAGAGGCACTTCAAACTCTCAGCATAATTTTTTTTTGATTTTTCTATTATTGCTCCCTACACTAAACATGACAGTAGAACAATTCTGCTTTAAATTATGAAAAATAATATAAATACCATAGAAGAACAGGCGCGGAAAATTAGCTCGGTAGAGTTCAGGAGACGCGTAGAAGAAGGAAAACTGGTCTCGCTAGACTACGGAAAAGCCGGAGTTGCCGTACACGACGGCAAGCAGACCACTCTTAAAAACGCGTCCGAAGCCTTCGATTTTATCAAAGAAAACTACAAAGGCTGGGCTTTAGTAGGAGAGAACTCTCATTTTGGCGTTCCTAGAACTAACAAGTCTCTCGCTCAACCTTGGAAAAGCGAATACTTACTCAAGCTATACAATGAACTAGAGGAAAAGGATATTGTTTTTAGATTTTCCCCTCAACAATCGACCCCAACAATCCTAGCTTACTCCAACTTTGACCCAACACTCGATAAGGGAGAAGAAAACGACGCCGTATCCCTGCATAAATACGTCACTGATCATCAAAAATTTTGCCTAAGGATACCACCAGCTTGCTTCGAGGAAGATCACGTCAGGAAAGAAGGCTACTCAATGAAAGATGCGATGAATACGAGCTTAAACGCATCTAAAACCAATGCATACGGAGCACGAGACCCAGAGCTAGTGGAAAAACACTTGGACCGACTCAACAGAAATACATCAGATCCAGCTATCAACACTTCGGCGAAGATCCTTGACTCTATCGAAAAAGGGAATACTTTTATAGACTTAACCGCAAGATGGATATACGATAACATTGACGAAATAGAATCTAAACTATCGGAAACGTCCAGAAGCGCGTTCATGCAATACAGCGCCAAGGGCTCTTTAGTTGGGTTTAAGATGCCTCAAGTTTACGCGGTTGTAAACAGCTTAATGGGCAAACCGGATATAGACGAGAATAACCAGCTATACATTAACGACCAGCTAAGAATGAGAGAGCATCAAAACGAATTGTCTTACTGGAATTTTGCCAAAAAACATTTATTTTGCTATACCCCTCATCACCAAAGAGGAGGAGTAGCGGCTAGCAACTTAAAGTATCACGGCCAGAGGCACTGGGTCGCCAGTCAAGCAAAAGAGCAAGGGTCAGCTTTCAAAAGCGAACTAACAGGAGACAACGGCCGGAAAAACAGTAGATTCAAGACCAAAGTTCAAATCCTTCAAGAAGGAAATGGCGAACTCTTCTCAGCCCTTAGAGGCGATTACGTAAAAAGCGTTCAGGAACTTTTTAATATAGTCAGGAAGATGTTAGTTAGCGAAAAGATTTGATTCATTAAGTCAATACTAAAAAAAGTATTTCACCCCTTCATCAAACAATCGCATCACTTTGAAAAATATATGCTTCACGTGGTTAGTGCCCAAGAGGCACTTCAGACCCTCAGCATAATTTTTTATGCCTAAACAAGAAAAACTGGATAAGGTTTATCTAGAAATGGCCGAAGTCTGGTCACAATTATCCAAAGCTGTCAGAAAAAAAGTTGGATGCATAATCGTAAAAGACGGTCAAATTATTTCAGACGGGTATAACGGAACCCCTGCTGGGTACGACAATACCTGCGAAATAATCAACGAAGGATACTTACCTCAGGCAGAAAATAAGCTTGAAACAAAACAAGAAGTCCTACATGCTGAGTCTAACGCTTTAATGAAGCTGGCGCGAAGCACTAACAGCAGCGAAGGGTGCACTGTTTATTTGACAATGAGCCCCTGCTTCGAATGCAGTAAGCTAATGATTCAAGCAGGAGTAAAAAGGCTGGTTTATAACGATCAATACAGAAACCAAGACGGCGTAAAATTCCTTCAAGAAAACAATATAGAAATTTATCGCGCGGGCGGTAAGATATTTTAAAACTTAACCATGAAATCTGTAAAAAAAGTAGACAAAAGCTGGGGCTACGAGCTTTGGCTCGCTAACAACGAAAAAGAAAACTACTGCGGTAAAATTCTTTACATCAATCCGGGGTACTCTGGGTCAATGCATTTTCACTCCAAGAAGCATGAGACCTTTTATATCCTAGAAGGAACCTTGAAGGTAGATGTGCTTAACCCGGAGAACGCTGAGAAAACAACGTACCTCCTCGAAGAAGGAGAAACCTTTGTGCTAGATCGCTTGACGCCGCATCAACTTTTTGCTACAGATAAGCCCGTAAAATTTATTGAAATCAGCACGTTTCACGATGACGCAGATAGCTATAGGGTCTGGCGCTAAAATGATGAACCTCGATTGCCACACAAAACAGGGTAAATCCTTTATTGAAAAGCAAAAAGAAACCGGAGCCTTAATAGAAGCTCACTTCGGCGTCTCGGTGGAACATGTAAAATATGATGCCGAAAAGTTCGATGCTTATATTTATAAAAATAATAAATTAGTCAGTGTATGCGAAATAAAAACTCGTCCGTTTTTCAACAGAAAAAGAAAGACTCCTTGTACGCTAAGCTTGCTTAAGAAAGAAGGGTATTTAATCACGGCAGAGAAGCTGGATATACTGCAAGAACAAAGTATTAAACTCGGGGTTCGCACATTTGTATTTGTGAACCTCCCTTTAGATAATAAAATTTTATGTTTTAAAATCACCGACAGAAGCGGAAGCTTTGTTATTGACTTTAAAAGAGAAAGGACGCGAACAAAATACAGCTGCAACGATTATAAAGGCGATACAATAAGAGAGAATGCTTTTATACCAATAGAAGGAAATAAACACTTCAAGAGTTATAACTATTAATTTTATAGAATCGTATTCTATAACCACAAAACAAAATAAACATTATGAAAGAGTTCTTAAGTTACAAAACCATGATAACTCCGGGAATCGTAAAGGCTCTCAGTTATATCGGAATGGTAATCGCCCTTGTTGTGGGACTTATCGGCATTGCGGTAGAACCGTTAACTGGAATTGGCACGGCCATTTTAGGCCCTGTTGCGGTTCGCATTTATGCAGAACTGATGTTGGTTATTTTTGAGATTAATGATAACCTCAAAAAGCTCAACGACAAGTAGATACAAACCGGGCCTTTAGCTCAGCGGTTAGAGCAGTCGACTCATAATCGACTGGCCGCAGGTTCGAATCCTGCAAGGCCCAGAATTTTAATTGATTTGATTCAATCTGTCAACGTTATTAAGCGTTTTACTGCATCATCAAACAATTATATTCAACCTTGAAAGTGTTTCATGAGATCAAAACACAAGATGTTTTTTACATTCTTAACACTAAAAGGCCTTTAGCCCCGATAGCCGAATGGATAAGGCGACAGCCTTCTAAGCTGTAGATTCTAGGTTCAAGTCCTAGTCGGGGTACCATCATATGAAAAATAAAGAAGCAGGGAAAGGAGACAGGCCCCGAGGAGGATTTTCTCGGCAATATAGGGGCAATTATGATGTAATAAAATGGGGAGACTCTGATAAATGTCCGAATGTTCAAAATGCAAAAAAAGATTCGAAGAAACCGAATTGATGTGGGTCAAAATCAAAGAGAAGATGGCTTTGTTATGCGACTCCTGCTTCAAACGGTAAAAAACTTCTATGCCCTCGGGATATTTATACATTATCACGAACAAGTCTTGGTCGGGATGGATAAAAGTAGGAACAACCCGCAACTTAAAAAAGCGACTTCAAACTTATCAAACCGGTTCTCCATTTAGAGACTATGAAGTTATTTATTCTATTCAGCATCCGGAATACCTCCAAGCAGAAAAAAACATAAAAGAGCAAATGAACCGTTTTGCCAAACGCATAAAAAATGAATGGTATGAAGTGGACCTTGAAGTGGCAAAAGTAAGATTGTCCGAACAACTAGATAATTATTTTTATGGAGAATGTGATTACTCTCAATCATACCCCCAAAAATAGATTTGTAGTTTGCTTTAAATGCAAAGAGCTACTAAAAAAAGGTCGTACTTAGTTCAATAAGTTAATACTGCATAGTATTTCAACCCTTCACTAAGGCGGCCTTATACTTTCTCTGTATTCATTATTATCTCCCTACTGTCTGGGTTGATTATCTTTGTAACATAATAGTCAACGCCATCTATATTTTCCACAATAGTAAACATCGACGACCTGCTTGGACCTGTTTCAGGTGCTCCTCTACCGCTTAATACGTTAAACTGCACTGCTGGAGTGTCGGGAATTACACGGAACTTATACGGCTTATAGGCAAAGACACCGTCATCTACGCTAGCTAAACCTGCTCCGGTATTATTTACGATAACTTGGTCAGTAAGTAGCCCATGCGCCCTAAGAGTAGCCTCTCTACCCTCAAAAAGAGAAACAATGGGTACTGTAGTCGTAGCGTAGGCTCTCGAATAAATAGTAACGTTAGCTTCTCCGGTGTAATTTTCGGTCTCGAAGGATATTTTAGAAAGATAATCTAAAGAGCCACCACCACCTACGTTATCATACAAGTTTATTACAGTGCCGGTTATCCCCTCGTGAGGCGAGAACACATCTACGGAGAGAGGAGGAATTAAAAACGCCCCCGACTGTGACATTCCCGCTGTCGTCGCGTCCCCTTCTGGGGATTTTATTATTATATCCCCCGACCCAGTTATGCCAGCTGAACCAGTCGCTCCGTAGCTTCCGAAAGGCGGAGCAAACTGTATTAAATTATCAGACAATGCGACAAAATCCGCCGCCTCTTCAAGAGCCGGACTTCCAGTATAACCAGAAAAGAATACTCCAGTAACAGGAGAAAGACTATTTCCACTAATCCAACCAGAAATCCTTTCGTTAAACCTTCTGCCCGCTGGACTGCTTGAATACGCGATATCTGTGTTCGCTAACCCTAAAATCGAAGGAGCAGGGTAAACTATTCTATAATAATTATCTGTTACTATACTACTTAAATACTCACTAGTCTTAGAAGAAGGGAAGACAAAATCCGGAGACTTATAATCCTCCCAAGGGCTCATAATGAACAGCTGCCCACTGCCAGTAAAACCTCCACTAACGCTTAAATCAAACACAGAAGACTTCGTTCCATCACTCCCAGTTACCCTAGAGAAACTATTCACGGGAAGAAACGAATGCTTGCCGCCTCCAGTTATCCCAATTACAGCGTCTCCAGACTGATAACCCCCGTAAGAGTTCACGCCAGAGACTCTAATAGAAGAACCAAGAGTAAGCCCGTTGTCGCTTGAGCTACCGCTTACTCCAGTTATCGTTGGGAGAGGGAAGAATGTCTCGTTTGTAATAAATATAGAATCGTTATTATTTCCGCTGAACTTTATTCTCGAAGAAACTATATCCCTAGGGACTTTTGTTACAAAAGTAAACCCATTATCAGACCCTTCTGAGGTGGACTGATAAACCCCAGAAATACCGCTTGAGAACTCATCTTGAAAAGTAGCATTTAATCCCGAAAAATACTTACCGCTAAAAGAAACATCCTCCTCGAACTTAGCATAATAACCAGAAGCTCCAGAAAACTCTGCAATGTTAAAACTGCTTGTTCCTGTGCTCATTCTATTAAACCTGTCCTTTGATCTCACTACGCCAGAATAAGCGTCCTCCGGAAGATTTAAAGATATTCTATTTGCACTCTTTGAAGCGAAAACAGTTTTAGAAACATCTCCGCCCGCTTGATCGAAAAACACTATTTCGTCAACCAAATTTAGATTTGCCCCAAATATATCCAACCTCTGACCTTTCCCAAATACAGAATAAGACAAAGGAGAAGAAAAACTGGGAGACAGTCCGGTCAAGTCAGGTCTGTCAGGCATTAAAGAAAATTTGTTTTTAGACTCATGGCCCCCCCCACGTGTCATGACCTTAAAAAACTCAGAGTTAGCGCCACTTGGAACCAAGAAAGATATACCTGTCGAACCTCCTGAAAAAGCTATATCCTTAGCGACTACGCCATCCAACGAGACTCCGCTCGGCTTTAACCCGCTGAAGTAACCACTCGCAAAAATAGCTGTTCCGGCCTCTCCTGAAAGAGGAGTGAAGCCGCTAAACGTAGGCTTTTTATAAACAGGTATGGTTTCTGATAAATTGCTCTCCCCTCCTAAACCGAACACCTTTAAATTAATCCCGGTGGTACTAAAAGAGGGCGGAAACTTAAATAAGTTTTTAACAAATTGACCAAAAGTATTCATTTCAGTTCCAGTCGACATGACGAAGCCCAAATCCTCCGATGTAACCGAATCGGATATTTTTATTTTTGCATTTTTCAGCAAATTCAAACCACTTAAAGACCCGGTTGAAGAAGGTTCCCTTGTGAAACTCGTACCCCCCACAACGCTTTCTATAATCGGTCTACCGACAACCAGAAAACCGCTCCTTAAAGTATTACTAACCCCAAAGTCCCCGCTTACTTGAGCTTTTAAATACATCCTTCCTTCCCCTGAACTATACCCAGATTGAAACCCGGTAGGAATCTCTACTTCCATCCTGTTCTGAAGACTAGACGCTATTAACCCCTTACCTTTTGATTTGGTTAAAATTCCTGACCCAGTTATTGAAAATGAATTAGTACTATCTGACTCATCAGTTAAAGTAATTTTATTAATCCCAATAAGGTTCTCCCCCGCAACTGAGACCTTCGTTCCGGTAACTCCATACGAAGGTTTAAAACTGCTTATAGCCGGAGCCTGCCCAGAAACCGTTATGGTATTCCCTAAAGGGTATATTTCGCCAACGTCACTATACAATGAAACCCAGTTTTCTCCAGTAGGAACACCCAACGGGATTGTTCCCGTGATCTTCTCAGAGTCAACAAGCTTAAACGCCCCTGTTGAATCTATTCCTCCAAAATTAACCTTTACGAAATCTTCGCTTGTAGACGACAATGTCTCAGAATAAAAGTTAGAGCCGTTTAAAGTAATGCTTTGTCCAGCTAAAGCTTTGCTTGGAACGATCGAATCTATAGCAACAGAATGAACGAACTGATTGTCTTCTCCTAGGCCAACAACACTTAAACTAGCCCCGGCCTTGCTGCTTAGCAAAACTAACCCCCCCCTAGTCGCCCCGCGAGGAACAGCTACCTTGAGAGAATTGTTCGTAACATTAAAAGGAAGAATAATGTCATCAGAAGGCAAGAACTTCACCCCGTCAACAGAAGATAAAGAGTAGCCCTCAATAGTTAAAACTTCTTCGGGAAGCGCGCTTTTCTTGCTGATGCTACGCATTAGAGGCTTAGGAGAAAAATAATTCGGAGAACTGGCAGTGTTATATGTAGCGCCAGCTTCTCCCGATCTAGTAGAAGAATAAACTTCTATTTTCCCATACCTAGCATCAATCGGTACAGAAGCTTCTATTTCTGTTGGGGATATTGTTTCAAAAACAGATTCGGTTCCGCCAAATCTAACATTGGTTATTCTATAAAAATTAGACCCATTAATGGTCAACCTCATGAACGGATTTCCATCTCCGAAAGCAGGAGAAATGGTATTTACAGATATTTTATCTACCTCTTTTAATCTTACCGTTTGTTCTCCTAGGCTTACAGCAGACCCGTCAGCATCAATAACAAAAACTTCGCTCGTTTGTATATCCGGAGTCAGCGCGCCGCTTACGCCTGTTGACCCTTGATGTAACAGCCTATCTAGACTTATGTTTACGTCTCCCCATTTTAGCCTATTGGTAGTTTCGAGATCGCTTCCGCTTATAAAAAAGCCTGAATTTGGATGGAATACTTCTGACATTTTAGTAGTTACTTTATGGAAGAATATCCTGTTGACGTTGTAATCGGTTTAACGGCACTGTGTCAGGGTTATAGTCTTCTTCTGCTCCGGGAAATACTGGTCTTGCCGTAGACTTTATTCCAAAAACATTAGTTGTTTGGGTATGATTATGGGTTATTATAGCTAACTGATGAGACACTTTGCTTCCAGCGCTAGCCTGCATAGCTCTTGATTGCAAAGTTCCAAAACAGGTAAAGTTTTCAACGTTTGTCGAGCTTCCATGTTTTGATAAATTGATTTTAAAATTACCTTCAATTCCGTTATACGGCATATACCCAGTGGGGTTATCTACTTGTATTCCCATTGCGACAGACTTTTTCCCAAAGTAAATTCTATCAGGGACCGTCCTGCCCGCCGAGTAAACCGGATTGATTTCGGACGTATAGCTATATGTAGCTTCGAGAAAATCGTTTATTTCTCCTATCTTAACAGCAGAAGTATTTTCAAAAGTTATATTTTTACAATTTAGAATTTGCTCTTTTGGAATTTCTTCTTCTGTTTGAGTAAAGCCCCCGTCTAGATCATCAAAGAAAACAACAGTAGAATTCGCCACAACGGGCGAGTTAGGAGAAAACTGTAGGGTGTAATTAGCAAGGTAACCGCTTGTAAAAGTTAACCCGCCGAAGCTTCCGGTTATAATACTCCCTTCATTGCTTCTGTCATCGGATCCTCTTAGTTCTCCTTGGCCGCCTATGAAAGTTTTTATCTTATCCAAGTCCCCGGTTAAGTAATGAGAAAACGAAAGAGTCGAGCCCATTCCGTTAGAAGCGAAATAGTTTCGGGAATGTCTTTCCCCTGCGTCATACCTAGGGTCAATTGAAGTCGCTAGATCCAAAGAGCACTGAGTCGCTAGGATGTCGACCTCGTTTAAACTAAGCTTTATGTTTTTAGCGGCAAAAATCATTAATAGAAACTCCTTATAGTTTTTTCGGTTTCCGCGACCCCATTAGAACCAACTCTTAGTTGAGTACTCATTAAAACAGGGTTTTTCATATTAACAGAAATAGTATTTCTATTATCTATACTTTTTACGTCTAAGTGAAATTTTTCAGACTTACCAGTAAAAGCAATTCCCGTTTCATAAACATTTTCCATCAACCTCGCTTCCTCTGTAGCTGAATGGTACAAAAACGTTGAAGGAAACTCTTGTCCCAGTTTATAAACAGGCTCATAATTAAAATTTATAGAGTAATTAACCGATTTCAAAATACCTGTTTCATCAGAGCTTGTGATCGTAGCCGGAGACTGAGCGGTCATAAAAGAAGAATAAGCCGAGTGTCCTACCTTAGAAGCCAAATCCGAAGCGGGACTTCTAAATAAAGACTGAGCCCTGAGCTCTCCAGACGCTGGAATATTTTCCCCCGAGCCAAAAAGCTCAAAGTTAACACTGCATTGAACAGGGGCGTAAGGTTCAAGAGAAACAGAGTAAGAAGTCAGCAACCCCTCTCCGCTTATACCGCCGAACATCAAAGATACACCAAAAGATTGCGAAGCCTTTGTCGTTTTGAGTTCATTCGCAACGCCGTTTATTATATTATAGTCGCCCTTCGACTTAAACCTTTCGTTAGTAATACCTGTAAGAACAGGGGTATAGGAAAAAGAGACACTCGCAGTCCTAGCTCCTTGAGGGGTCTGCTCCGCAACTCCCTTTTTACCAATTGAGTAAACTGGCTGCAAATCCGCAGTTTCGCTAAGAGAACAGTCGTACGCTAAGATCTTTTCGGTCCGAGAACCGTACTGAATCGTCAGCGGAATTTGATCATATCTTATCGAAGCCATTTCTATATTTTACACCCTTAATACTGTTCCTTTTAAAACAAAGCTTATTTGCACATTCCCGTTCATGTCTGACTGATACTGCTCGGAGATCAAAAGCATATTCCTGAACGAGAAGGTTTTGATGTTTTCCGTTGAGTTGTTTTTGTTTATAGATATAGAAACGTTCCTGAAAGAAGTTTCTTCTGGGACAAATCTAATGTTTTTTATTTTATAATCATCTGCGTCTATTGAAAATTGCATCGTTATATCCAAAGGAGATTCAGAAACCACCTCGGATGGGGTTTTATCGTTAAAAGCATAAACGGCAGTTCTTGGTGTTTGAATATCTAAAGAGTAACTATTTACTCTATTTGTATTGAATTCGTCTAAATTTATATTTATTGAGTTATAGCCAGCTATTTTTAATTCCGTATCGTGAGGAGTTATTGTTTCAAAATTTAAATAATCACCTGTCCCCATTTCTCCGTAAATGTCAGCGCCCATGCCTAAAGACGGGATCTCTCCTATAGAACAAGAAGAAGAATAGGAGGTCAAGTAAGCCTCTGTGAATTTTACGTTTTGATCTTTATAGTCTACCTGACCGCTAAACGGAAGTTCTCCTGTGAACTGTATAAAGAAATCGTCATAGACCATTAAGCTATTTGCTCGAATAGACGCTGTCTGAGGGGCTCCGGGGGCATAAACAACCTTATTGAGGCCCAGCGTCGTGATCGGTTGTGCTGTTGACTCGTAGCCAAAAGAAAGGCTCTGAACTGCGTTAATACCAGTTCCGTTTACCGCCAATTTCTGACCTTCTCTCCTTATCCTTGACAACATCTACTCTATTTACACTTTTTAGTGTAATATTTTGAGAGGTTTAAGGAAAAATGGCTGACGAAAACAGTATTTATAATATTACGGAGCATGACAGTGGTGTTACTTACTCTAAAGACGACATTGTAGCCAAATTTGAACGCTTTACCCCCTCAAATGTCCCTAAAAGCGTAAAATATTACTATAGTACATCAAATAATAACCTAGCGAACACCCCTTCTTCAGATTCCCCTCTCTGGGGTGGGGTTACTGTTGCTTCAAACGGAAAAAATAAACCAAAATTTATTTGGAACCCCTCTTATAACACGACCGTAGAACATAGCCCTAAAACGGTAAACATACTTTTCGGCAACGGATATGAGCAAAGGTTTCAAGACGGAATTTTTAACGACTTTTTAAAGCTTTCTCTTAAATTTGAGCACAGAGACATAAAAGAATCAAAAGCGATAAACCATTTTTTAAAAGCTAGAAAAGCAGTAGAGTCTTTTATCTTCGAAGATCTTCCTGAGCCTCATAACGACGTTGGGTACAAGAAACTTTTTGTATGTAAAAGTTGGAATAGCGAATTTGTCTTCTATAATAACTATACAATATCAGCTGAATTCATTGAGGTGAACAGATAATGGCAAAAGATTATCATATAAAAGACAAAGATCAGGCTAGGAAATCCATCAAGTCATTGATGTACGAAGCTACTAGTCTCTCCCCCTCTTCTTTAATACATCTTTTTGAGTTCGACTTAACCTCTGTGGTTAAAAGCATAGGCTCTTCTTTAGTCGATGACGGAGAAGATATAGGCATAGCTTTTGGGGGTGCCGATGACGACGTAGAAAGCGCTAATATCTTAAGGTTTCACAACAATGCAAAAGCTATCAACTCCTATATATTCTGGCAAGGAAAAACTTATTTTCCAGCACCAATCCAAGCCGAAGGATTTGATATAAGCTCAAGAGGAACTCTTCCGACTCCTGTCTTAAGGATAACCGCGCAAAAAGAAGAAGAAATAGAAGCTCTAAGCATCTTAAGAAGAGCTGTTCATAAATACGGAGACATAATAGGTGCAAAAGTAACAAGAATAAGAACTTTTGCAAAGTATTTAGACGCTAAAAACTTCTCCGACATAAGCCAAAAAGTTGACTCGACGCAAGGAGTCTACTCTTCCCCCTTTCCAGATGAATACGAGCCAGACCCCTACGCAGAATTCCCAAGAGATGTTTTTTATATAGAAAGAAAATCTAACGAAAACAAAGTAAACCTAGAATACGAACTAAGCGCGTTAATAGACGTGGAAGGAATTAAGCTCCCAAGAAGGGTTGTCCTTGCTCAAAAATGCAGCTTTACCTATAGGGGATGTGGATGTTTTTATGAGCAAAAAGAAAGTAAAAAGTTCGGCTTATTATCTGTGGCTTCGTCTGGTTGGTCGAAGACAGCAACATCTGGTGCTTGGGGAGCGAGTCAAAGTCATTCAGCATTTACACAAGCATCCACTACTGGAAGCGGAACGGGTGCGCTCTTTTCTGTGGAAACAGACACCGGGGGAATCCCAACCTTCACTTGGGTTTCGGGTGGGATTGGATATGAGGTAGGAGACACACTCACATTTAATGATCCGTTCTTATCTGGTCAATCCTGCGTCTTGTATGTTAATGTCCTCGGGTATCCCGACACTATAGCTGGCCCCGGCACAATGAGCCCCCTCTTGGCTAAATGCGGCATAAGAGATAGCCAGCTGGCCCTCCCTGAAAAGGCTCCCCCCGTTGCCACAATAAGAGACGAAGACATAAAAAGAATTTTGGGGGTAGCCGAACTGAAACCTATGGGAAAATGGACAAATAAAGAATATAAAATAGGAGAATATGTCAAAATGACAAAAAATGAAATCAACTATTACTTTGTCGCTAAAACCAATATCCCCAAATCAACCCCGCCCGGGGTTTCTAAATACGCTCCCCCGAACCCAGACTACTGGATCTCGGATATGTGCTCAAAAACCCTGTACGCATGCAGAAAAAGGTGGGGGGCAAAAGGAGCAGTCGAAATAGGAGAAACAAAAGACTTTGTAAAAGGGGAGCTCCAATACGGAGGCTTTCCAAACGCGACCAGACTAGAGCAAACGATAACATAATACAATGATTATTTCAAAAGAAACAAAAGAAAGAATCAAAGAACACGCTTTTAAAAACCAAAGCGAAGAATGCTGCGGTCTGATAGTGCAAACAAAAGAAAAATTCGACCTCGAAACCTTTGAGTGCAGGAATTCTGCCGAAAACAAGCAAACTTTTTTTTCGCTAAACCCAAAAGATTATCTTAAGGCGTCCTTACGTGGCGAAATAAAAGCCGTCTACCACTCTCATATTTCTGACAACGAAGAATTCAGCATAGGAGACAAAGAAAACAGTAAAAAACACCAAGTAGACTATGTTTTATATAACATAAAAAACGATTCGTTTCATCTTTACGAACATAAAAAAAATGGAGTAAGCAACCTGTCTAAAAAGTTTAAGTGGGGCGTAGCAGACTGCATAATGTTAGTTGTAGATTATTTAGAAGAAAAAGGAGTAAAAATAAAAAACGACATACTTACTGTGGGAAAATATAACTCAAGAGACTCTCATTGGCCGGAGAGATTTCCTAATTTAATAGAAGACGTGCTAAACGTTAATAATAAGTTTAAAAAAATAAACAAAGACAGCATGCGAGAAGGAGACGTGTTATGCTTTTCTATATTTAAGTCAAGCTTTTCGCCTCTTTACGACCACTGGGCTGTTTTAGTAGGAGACAACCAAATCTACCATCACCCAGTCAACAGGCACCCAACAGTCGAAGACTTGGGTAGATTTTATAGATCCAAACTAATAGACGTGTATAGGTATTCAAAATGAACAGCAGCTTAGTAAACATAAAACTTCACGGAGCTCTCGGCAAACAGGTAGGCAGGGAATCTTGGAAAATGGCAGTTTCTTCAATAGGAGAGGCTATGAGAGCCATAGAAAGTCAAAGTAAAAAACTTTACAAAAGCTTAATCAAAAACGACAAGCAAAACATAAAATATAGAGTCTTGATAAACGAAAAAGATTTTTTATACGACAAAGAAAAAGACATAAACACAAAAGAAGGGGTGCAATCTTCTGAGCTTATTAGAGACTTTGAAAATTTAAAAAGCATTGACATTGTGCCGGTAGTTGAGGGCGCCGATAGTAAAGACATATTTGCTATAATTATTGGGATCGTTTTAATAGTCTTGGGAGTTTTCACTTACGGAACTAGTGCACAAATGGGAATGGCTCTCATTGCTGGAGGTGTAGGCTTAGTAGCGGCGGGAGTTGCTAACCTGCTCACCCCCATGCCCGAATTTGCAGATTTTCGAGAAATAGAAGGTGGAGGTCGCGCGTCTTATCTCTTTTCTGGGCCGGTAAATACGGTAAGAGAGGGCGGTCCGGTCTTTATTGGGTACGGAAGATTAATGGTCGGCAGTCAGGTTGTTCAGTCAAGTGTAGATACCTATGACGTCGAGTCAGGAAGAGAGAAAAACTCAAGCGACCTTACCGGAAAAGATCACTGGGGAAGAGAAAACTATGGCTTGGACTATCGCGATAAAATCAAAAATAAAAGCGAAGCAGTTGGGGGTGGTATTCTCTACGGAACACTTCAAAACATGATGAGAAAAAGAGCTGCCGAGATTAATGAACAATCTTCCGAAGCGGATGATTGCGCTCCTCATAAAAACGTATCCCCACCTACTATTATAGTTTCAGACGGACGCGGGGGATTCAATGAGCGGAAAGAACTTTCAAAAAACGCTAGCTAAATAGTGATTGAGTAAAAATGGACAAAGACGGAGCAGAACCAAGAACGCCTATTTTAGACGAGGTAGGGGTGTCTCATACAAAAGATGAAAAAGCACTTTATACTTCTTTATCTACTCTGGACGTTGCCGACTTGTTGTCAGAAGGAGAAATAGAAGGGCTGGTAAAAGGCGAGCATCATTTTGCTGGAAACGCTGGGGAAATCGGATATCAAACCTATTCATTCAAACCCTACACCGCCTTAGACAAAGACGGATCATGTAACGAAAAACTAGGGTATTTAAGATCTATTTACTGGAACGAAACTCCAGTAGTAGATAAAAACGGATTTTACAATTTTCAAGAAGTAAACGTAGAGTGGACAGAAGGAATACCGCAGGGAAAACTCCCCGCGCTGAATCCCAACCTACCTAACGATAAAAACTTTAAAGGTCAAGATGGGTTTGAGCTTACTCTATTCAGAAACATTGGAGAAAGACTATTCGGCCCAAGCATAGAGATCGGAGAAGGAAAAACTCCGGGATACTATCACGGCGGCGACGGAGCCCCTGCCTATTTAGGAAACGGCGCCCGGAACTCTCCCATTATCCTAGGGGACATTGATAGAAATGCAAAAATATACACTGTATCGAACAAAGAGTGCGTGGCCGTAAGAGTGAATATAAAAGTCACAAAACTTTTAGAAAGCATACAAGACGATCAAAAAGACGATATTAAAGTGTTCGACGGTGACGAGGACCATATAGGGTTTTTTGCGCAACCAGAAGGCACTAAGAAGAAAGGCAAGCAACAGGAGTACGGCGGTGGCGACATGCGAGCTCGCAAAGTTAAATATCAAATTTACGTCCGTCCGATGTTCGACACGAAAAATTTCAAAGGAAAACAAGGGGGCTCTCGTACGGACAATTCTGACGAAGACCTTTTTATTCCTTGGCCAAAAAAACCAGTCGTAGAAGAAGAAATTTTCGGCAGAATAGAAGAGCCTTATATAAGAAGCGTAGAAATAGCCCTTAGCAACAGCGAGAGAGACAGCGCTCGCAAAGACTATTTTCAGGGATGGGAAATTAAAATAGTAAGACTTACCCCAGACTCATTTCATACTTTTTTAAAAAATGATAGCTACGTAGATTCAATCATTGAGGTTTACGATTCTAAGCTCAGATACCCTTACTGCGCGATGGTTTACTCAAGGTATAGCGCCGAATTCTTTTCGCGAATACCATCGAGACACTACGACACCAAACTGTTAAAAGTAAAAATCCCCAATAACTACAATCCCTTATTAAGAAACTATGATGAGTCTTCAGGCTTTTGGGATGGGTGCTTCAAAGCTAAAAAAGAATGGACAAATAACCCAGCTTGGTGTTTTTACGACCTTCTCACTAATAATAGATACGGACTGGGTGACTATATAGATTCCAAATTCGTTGACAAGTGGACGCTATACGACATAGCTAAATACTGTGATGTCTTGGTCTCTGACGGAAAAGGAGGGTTAGAGCCTAGGTTCACCTTAAATCATATTATTACGTCAAGAGAAGAGGCCTTTAAAGTCGTTAACGACTTAGCTTCCGCGTTTAGGGCCATCGCTTATTATGCTTTTGGAAACATATATGTCTCTCAAGATAGACCCAAGGACCCAATCTACCATTTTAATACTTCTAACGCAATAGACGGAATATTTACCTATACATCTTCTGCGAAAAAAGCCAGACATACTGTGGCAATAGTAAGATATTCCGACAAAAATAACTTATATAAACCTGCAATTTCATACACAGAAGACCAAGCTGGCATACAAAGATACGGAATAAGAGAAGTAGAGACTTCTGCTATTGGCTGCACGAGCAAAGCGCAAGCTAAAAGATTTGGAGAATGGATACTAAAAAGTGAAATACTGGAAACGGAATCAATATCATTTTCCGCAGGCCAAGAAGGAATGTATATAAGGCCCGGCGATGTAATTAGCGTATACGACGAGTTTAGAAACGACAAAAAGATGGCCGGAAGAACCCTTCAGGTTCAAAAGCTAGGCTCTGGAACCATACCAGCTGGAGCTATTCCCTCTAGCATAAACCCGCCGACTTCCAGCATCCACCCGGTAAGTTGGACGCAGCATCCGGGTGGTGCTTGGCTAGCCAGCAAAAGTCATTCCAACTTAGCTCAAACCTCCACGTCAGGAAGCGGGTCGGGCGCGCTATTTAACGTGGGAGTGGATGATAATGGAACCCCAACCTTTACTTGGGTATCTGGTGGAACTAGATACGTAGTAGGTGATACCCTCACATTCACCGATCCGGGCTACGCTTCTGATCATGGTGTGATACGAACTGTAGACTTAACCGTTAATGGTCTCGAATCTCCCAACGATTATTACATGATAGGAAACTCTATTATAATCGATAAAGCTATTGATTTCACCGCTAATAAAGAATACAAACTGGATATCTTAACCCCAGCTGGCTATCTCGAACCAACACAGATAACCCCGTCCGATTGCGAAGAAACCATAAGCTTTACAGAGTCAACGGAAGTTGATTATATTAAGAAAGAATCTTACTCCACAAGGCTAGACTTTTTTAATAACAACTGGGCCGAAGGGGGATACTTTTCATTCAAAAACAGGGGTCCAGTCGGGGTTGACATTACAGAAGCAATTGTCTACCCACAGCGTCGCGGTAATTTATCAGTTTCAAGGGATACTGCTAAGCTTGTCGCGGGCGGAGACGGCCATTCTTTCATCAACGAGCACACAATTACAGTTGATTCTTCTAGATCTCAGATGGAATTTTTGTTTCAGCCGATCAAAGATTATCTACCAGAGCCTACAAACGCTCAAAAAGAACATGGTGTTTCGAAATGGGCAGTTATGCAAAGGTTTGAAGTTAGCTACGTAGCAGACGGCAAAACTTACTACCTGCCCCTTGGAGACACAGGAGACTCTGACGGAACTGATCAGGCAGTTACGTCTATAGACGAAACCCTAGCCAAAGACGGAGAATACGTTACCAACATAGCCAAACTTTTCCAGTTTAAAGAAGTATCCGACGAGGATTATAACGATGGGAAATTTGTTAACTTTAGTTTTTACTTGGGATCAAAATATTTGCCTGCAGTCGAGACCCCCAGCGCCCCGAATAACACAGATCGGTATACAGATCCTCACACAGGCGGTATAGACGTGCTCCACGGCCAAATCATAAAAGACAAGAAAGGTAACGATATAACAAGTCCATACGGAAGAACTCACGGAGATATTTTCGAATGTTTAAAATGGTACGAGGCAAACGGCAGCGCAGATGAGAAAGCCGCGGCAACAAGAGAGCTGAAATTCGTCGACTTTCACTTGGCAGGATTTCGCCAGAGGACCACTGCTCCTACGGACGTATATATCGCAGAAAATTTTTTCAACTCCGGACCACTCAGGGAAGATAAAAGCCGTAAAGCGAACAAATTTATAGCTTTTGAAAAGCCCGCCGGAATAACTTCCTTAACAATAAAAGTTTTCTCACCTATTAATGGAACATCAACCTCCAAAAACGAGAACCCACTCGGCATAACCTTGAAAGCTCTTAAGGAGGAGAATAAAGTCACAGCTTATAACGCTGTATTTAATGCATATAAAATAGGCTTAAGAAGAACTCACCTATGGGCAAAGGCGACCGAAAAAAGCACAGTTGAAAACGTAAAAGTAAGATCCACTAACACAGATAAATCCCTAACTTCTGCCGACGTCCCTGAGATCAGAAGAAGCCAAATTCAAACTATTTATTTTAGCGGTTTCCAAGCAGTAACTCATACAGGTAATTTTAGTTCGGATTACTCTATCGGCGGAAGCGGTATAGTAACTCAAATTTTCACTGATACACAAACGCAGAAGCAATTAGATTTCGACAACTATGTAATAACAGGTTATAACGCAGCTTCGGTAATAGGAGAACTATCAGACGATGAAAACGAGTATTCTTCAGATTATCAAAACATAAGCGGCGCAGACCTAGTATGGTCTATAGAACCAAGCATAAATGATATGACTCTGAACAGGGACTATACCCTTGACCCAGAGTTCGCGTCTGGCCATGCGCAACAATATAAGGTAATTAACATAAACGAGAACGAAAGCAAATACGATATAACCGCGCTTGAACATACACCTATAAAATACGATAACCTAGGAGAAGATGACCCGGGAGAAGAGGAATCTGATACCGTACCGGGAGGACCCCCAGAGAACCCCTCAATGGAACAAGATTCAGCAGAAAACCCGAACCCGGGAGTTAAAGGAGCATGCTGTGTTGAAGATCAAACATATGTAACGAACTCAACCGATCTTCCAATGGGGGATATGTTGTTCCCTAATTCTGTGGGGAACATGCAATTTGAAAGAGGTCTGATGATGCCAGCAAATCCGAATGAAAGGCAGATGTTAGATTATGACAAGTATTATAAGTTGTATCCTAATCATGTCAGAGGCGGGACATACGCTGGTCAATTCGGTACAACGCCTGCTGGCGAGATCGCGGGTTCCCTTGTATTCCAAGGATACGATAGACAATGCTTTAACGACATGACGGAAGATGAATGCGCTGACCTTACTGCTAACGACTTATACGATGGTTCTGCAGAAGGAATAAGTTCAGATCTTAATCTAGTAAAGAATTTCACCCCCGGTCAAACATGCGAGGAAGTGAACTGTGGGACGCCTGAAGAAATTAAAGTCGACCCAATTCTCCCAAAAGAGAAAGATGACGAACAATTTATAAACTTGAACTTCAAAATAGCTGCGGATTTTACCTCTATTTCTCATTTTAAAGGAGAAGATACTAATAAATATAAACTTAAAATGTTTACAGATCAAGAAGCGTACGAAAAGAATCTTATGGGAGTAGGAGTTTCGGCAGGAAACAACCGAGCGAGCAAGAAAGCTGCATTGGGAAAATATTACGATCACCTAGGTTGCATTAATCTATCCCCAAGCTGCTCAGACCGAAACTTAGAAAACGATAATTGCTACGAAGAACAATATGAGAAAAAGGTGACTCAATATGGTAGCAATTTCGTAATATGTAAAACGGCAGTCTTCGAAGCGACGCCCAACGATAGTTTCAAGTCGCTAATAGACGATGAATGCTCAAAACCAGTAAAGGGGGCCGGAACCCCCGGAGGTCTGGAAGTAGACATTGAAAAAGAGATAGATATTCAGGAGTATTATGCAAGTTAAGTGAAATAATAAAAATGCCTAATAACACAAATCACACCGTCTTAGCTGACCCCAAGAACATTCCTTGGCTCGCCAACTCGTCTACTATTGTCACTCTCCCGAGTGAAGAAATGATAGACCAAGCTACCAGCACAGACGATTTTCGAGAGATCATAATTGATGACAACAGATGCGAAACTACGCTTTCTAAATCATGGGCAAAAACCGTACCGGTTTATGCTGTTCACGGGCAAGAAGGCTTAGGAGGAAGCAGTTCAGATTTTAATCTAACTTGGGACTCAAGCGCAAAAGATGACTGTACTGCACCCGCGGAAAAATCCGAGCTGTTCGTAAACATGGGAAACGTCAGCACTTCTAAGGCTGACTGGGATAAAAGCCTGAAAGAAGATAAGGCTTATTATATAGCTGTTCCAAATGAGCAGTACAAGTTATCAATAAAGCATTTTATATACAAGTTTCCAGATTTCTTAAGAGACAACAAAGGTGACCCCGTTAATGAAGTAGATAGAAAGGATAATGAATCTTACTCTGACATTAGGAGCATTCTTTTCGAGAATCTGACATCTAATCCGGGAAACTCCGAAGGAGTTAAGCCCTACGTACCCGGTTGTGCCTGTACCACCTCCGACGGCACCGAACCAGCCGACGGCAATCACGCGCCTAATACAGATGCGAAGCCGTACGCAGATATAAACCTAGCTTTCACAGACGCAATAGTTCCCGGGTCTGAAAAAACCACGGAGTATCCCGTTAGCCATGAAGACTTAGCCCAAATGAGCTACTGTTATTGCGGTGACACGAAAAAATCCGTTTTTAATTTTGATAAAATTAAGCCTATAACCCGCTTCGGCAGCCAAAACGTTAGTCCAGTTGATATCATACAAAACCAATTAGACAAATTACCTAACTACATAACAGATGGCCAATACGCAGTATTTTACGTTGACTTTTCCCCCGTAGACGCTAGAAAATGTTACGATCAAGTAGGGTTTAGGTATGCTTTTGCATTTAACTTAAAAGACCGCCCAGTCAAGAAGGACCCGTCTCCGTCTGCGTGTCAAGAAAATCCGTGCTTTGTAGCTAAGCACGACGACGTACGGGTCTTCGAAAGAGAAGACTCAGAACTCCAAGAAGACTTTGGTTATAACACAGCGCCAAAGCTATACGACGTCCCTCAAGAGATAATAAAAACATATTTTAGTTCTTCTTTAGAGGAAGATCCGAATAGGAAAGTTCAATACCCGGGAAAAATACACATGCAGTACGATACTGAAGGTAAAGATATAACAAGTAAAAACGTAACTGACTGCTTATACTTAGCTGGAAGAAAAGTAGACCCGACGAATAAATACAGAGGTGAAAAAAAGGCTAACTTAACATACCATTTTAAATCCGAGCAGCCTATGCTGGGGATAAAGATTAAAACCTCGGACAATAAGAGGATGATTGAAAATAATGATCAAATGTGGAGATATATAGAGACACCCTACTACACTCAAGAAGAGATTTTAGCAGAGAGTCCGTTAAACACTGACAATACTTACGGACTATCAACGGTTTCTCAAACCTTAGCTCAAGAGCAATGCAATAATGAGGATAACGTTCACTTAAACATAAACTTTGATGTTCACACAAAAATAGCGGAAAACAATAAGAGTAAATTTGGTACATACCAATAAAAAAATGCCAAAACACGGAACAAAAGCAACTTTAAGATGGAACGCCAACAAAGGCTCCGATAACAATGAAGTAGAGTATTCTGCAGAGAATACTAAGTACGACAAGTATCATGTTTATGTAAAATACGGTACAAAATTTGACAGCTCAATCAGAACTGAACAACTAACAGAAGCGCAGCAAAGTTTTACAGACAACTCAATTTATCTCGGTCCAGATGCGCAAGATATACCAATTGAAAAACACGGAAGCGATTTCGTAGATTCAGAAGAAGCGGAAAACTACCAACTCTACGAAATAGAATACACTTTCCCAGCAGCAGGGGAATACTTTTTTTCCATATGGGCCAACAGAGACAATCACTGGTACGGCCCTACATATTATCCCGGAACCAAAACCAACGTAGGAGTAGATCAAGAAACAACCTCGACTCCAGCTGGCGAACCAACCTCCGAGGAACAAGAAGGCTTGAAGGTAGATACAAATAAAGCTATATCATCAAGTTTTGCCCAGAGCATCAACATTTATGGTTTAACTAGCGATAAACACCCAGAGTTCAATGAAAACAAAAACAAAGGAGGCGATAAGCAGCTAGGCAGTTCTACGTCATCTTTAAACCTCATAAACGAACCGTCCCCTTCGTTCATCTATACTACTTCGTTTGCTGATAAACACGAAATGCAGTCAATCAGATTTGACTCATTCAGCAGAGTCACTATAAGAAAACAAAGCGACAATAGCAACACTCCGCACAAAGATATATACTTTGAAATAACTGGGCAACCCATCCTCGAGGTTCCAATTACATTCCCACAAGGGCTCAACTCTATCGAGGTAGCTCAAGCAGTAAAGAAGCAAGTAGAAAATGGGGAAAACTACTACATGGCTACCGGATTCGCCGCCACATCACTCTTTACCGAAGAGATAGTTCCCTTGAGAAATTTTGACGTTGTCGTAGAAGCCTACACTACAGACAAGAACACTAGCGCAGGAAACGAGGTTCATGACGGAGTAATAAATGAAAATGAAGGAAGCTTTGAACTAGAGCATGTAGGATATGATATAGTAGAAGTTAACCTCCTCCCCCCTAGCGGGCTCATGGTATGCGACGAATACAACGATAGAGACGGTTACGTAACGCCGCAAGAAGGCTATGATAAAAAAATCCCCTATATAGCCGAAGTAAAAATGACAGACAGGGGAGCAGTGTCCATATCTGTACTTGAAAGCATAGACTCTACCACTTCCCCAAATAAAAAATACCTGTCTAATAAAGAAATATTTTCGAAATATTTCGAAGGAATAAAAGGGTGCGTAATTTATTATGCTGACAAAGCCTTTGCTTTGAATCCTGAACACATATCGATATCAGAAGAAGGAAGTGAGCCAACAAAACAAAAAGTAAAAGTAAACGAAATCGATATTGAAGTAAATAGAGGATTTGTCCTAAGTAAAGATTTCTCTTTTAGTACCGACGCTATCACTTTCCCTTTCGCTCCTTTCGCTAATCAACAATTAACTCAAAGCCATGTTATAGTGGGCTTCTTCGACGAATTAATGCGAGCCAAACATTTCTTCTCCGATAACAAGACCAGAACAACAAACTTAAACGGACAACTTGCAGACACTATCTTGGGAGAAAAAAATCTACAATTCAGCAAAACCATAACCCCCTTGAATAACATAGTAGATAAATTCAACCCTGCAGAAGACTTAAGTGGGCAGCCAACTTCAATGACTTTGTTTAAAAAGTCGCCAGTAGACGAAGGGGCGAAAGCTTTATCTTATAGGGCGTACTGCTATATCCTTGTGGCTGATGGCGGGAAATCTTCGGTAATATCTGAAAAAGGCATATCAGACTTCGATCACGAAATCAACAGGAGTAAAGTAACCTTAACCGTTCAACTTAAAGAAGAAAAAGATTACATCCCCGTAATAAACTACTACGAAAAATCCAACAATGCCTACGTAGTAGGAGCGCAATCAAATACGGTGAAAATGACAACAGAAAAAATTAAAAGTAAACTTGAGATAGAAATCTCAAACAATAAAACAATAGTAGCTTCTAAAATTTTTATTGGATTTATTTCCGCCAACTAATAAAATAACCTGTATGAAACCTATTACTTTTCTCGCCTTTATAAAAGAAGGCTCTGATAAGTTGATTGTCGGATCCCGGAAGAACCCCTTTTCTATAACCGAAAAATTTTCGATAAGGATCCAAGACGAGCTCTTTGAAATCAAAGAAATAAATGAAAAGGAAAAATGGCTAAAATTCAAAACCATAAAATCGCCTGACGAAAAATCATATATTTATGTTAAAGATTTAGAAGAAAAGGAAATCTACAGAAAAGACTATTTAGAAATTCACCTCAAAGAGTATAAAATCAATGAAGCCTTTTCTATACCAGTCCCGGGTTCAGGGTATAAACAAAACGACGAAATTGAAATACTAGGCTTTGGAGGAACGGGTCTTGTCTTAGTTAAAGAAGTAAACAAAGACGGCGGGGTTGTTAAAGCTGAAATCAAAACCGAATCGAGCTTCTTTCAAGAAGGGTATAAAAGCTTTATCCCAGAAGGAGGCTCAGGAAAGGGCCTAGAAATCGTCTGCGAAATGATAGAAAACAACAAAAGAACAATAATAGAGAAAACAGCAAAAGAACCGGTGTTTAAAGAAAGAAGAAATTATATAGATTTTGAATACAACCTGCCTAACTTTGTAAAAAAAGGAGAAATAAAAATACGCAGGACAGAAATAACGCTTGGTGAAAAATGCAAAGACAATCTTTCGGGCGGTTTTATATGCATCGCTCAAAAAGTTGACTATACAGAAAAGTTCGGGATCCCAATAGTAGAAAAGGGAACGGTAAACGCATATAACCTATACAACCAAGGCTCCGCAATTATAGAAAAGAAAATACTAGAACTGGAAAAAAGAATCGATCAGCTAGAATCGAGAATTTAAGCTCTTCTTCCCGCCGCCCAAGTCGCGCCATCTCTTAGTAATCCACCGGGCCTCTGCTGCTTGGTTATTTCCTTAAGCACCGCTCCACGTATGGCTTCCGCGAACTCCTTGTTTCTTTGAGCCTCCTCCGCGTCTCCTCTTTCGTCGTTTTTAGCTTCGCTTTTTGATCCGCCGCCTGTTTCCGCAGTAGCCCCTCCGGACTTGTCTATATTTACGCTAAGGCTTACATTATTAGTGGTAATGCCAGCTGCCATTGCAGCGCCGCCACCCACAGGCCCGCCGCTTTGAAAACTAGGAAGTCTTCCTTGATTTAATTGAGACATGAAACCTGTTCCGTATTTAGATACAGTTCTTGGACTCATTATATATTCGCCGCCCATTACCATCGCAGGAGAACCTCCTCTAGCGCCATTATAGAAGTCCGTCGGTAGGCTCCTATCCGGAGGAGGCGGTGGTGTCCAGCTGCCGGGTGCTACATTGGGTTTGTCAACCCCTTCTGTCTCCCCCCCTCCCAAATGATCTCCAAATTTTGCGACACCGATCCTCATCGCAGCGCTCATATAGGCGCTTGTCAACCTCTGTCTTTTTTGTTGTTTTATACCGTCAAGAATCTTATCCCTTCTTTCCTGTTCTTTTCTTCTATATTCGAGATAACTCGTAAGAGTTGATTGCCTGCCGAACATCTCGCTGGTTTGCGGATCATCTTCCCTGAACAAAGCTGCGGTAGAAAGGTTTCTGCTAACGTTATAATTTCCTCCAGTCGGCCTTTTGGGATCATTATATAAAAATTCCTTAGCAAGAGAAACTCTAGCCTGCCCACCTCCCGCGTAACTATTTATCGCGCCAAGCGTTTCATAACCGATCTTTTGAGCAGCGCTTTTCTTGATCACATATTCGCCGCCTTGCATACGGGTCATTACGTCATCCCTAACCCCCGAACCGCCAGTTACAACTCCCCCTTGATTATATCCCCGAGGGATATAGCCGCCGTCCTTATTCTGCCCAACTTTACTTAACCAGTTAAACATTGAATCAACGCCCATGCTGATTCCCTGATCGGCAAGCTTGTCGGCCACCGCCGCGAAAACGTTAAACATGGCGTCTTTAAAACTGTCGGCTCCAGAAGCTATATTTTTAATAGCCTCCTTCATTGAGTCTTTTACGGTAACAGCAACGTCTGCCATTCCGGCTTCAAAATCATCTGCTTGCTGCTTTGGCCCGTACTTCCACTCCTCTCTAAATATAGTTCCTATTGAAGCTTGAGGTGCGCCGCCCTTATCAGGATCTAATCCAAAAGCGGCTCGTTTCGATTGCCTACTACCTCTTTGAATTTGCGCCCACTCGCTCCCCGTGATTTTCCCGGCAGCAAAATCTGCGTCAGCCCATTTAGCCCGTCCTTCAGCCTGAGCCGCCCTTATTTTGAGGTTTCTCTGTGCAGCACTTCTATTATATTCGAACTCTAGCTTAAGCTGTTCTCGTCTTAATTCACCCAATTTTTCATTGAGTTGATTTTCATTTATTAAGCCTTTTCTATGTTGCTCCAGCGCATGTTTCCGATCTTCGTCAATTATGAGCATTTTTTTAGCTTGCTCAATCATCTTTATCCTTATTGACAGCATATCATCAGGGTCACCATACTTCATTCCCCCAGCTTTCACCTTCGCTAACTCTCTATTTAATATCTCTTTCCTGTCAAATTGACTATCTGTTCGATAAAACTCCCCTCCCATTCCACCCCATTGATTCAATGTGGTTTCCCACGGTGTCGATTTGGTTCCTCGTCCTTCAAGCATTGCCCGTAATCTATCATGATATTCTTCTGCTTTCTTGGATTTATTAGGATCTTTTTTGGCGTTTAACAAAATCCCTGCCATAACCGCTTTTGCTCCTGTTTCTTGATTCCCGAATTCTTTTCTTATTTCTTTCTCCAACCTTTCAAACGTTCTTTTAGTCTTCGCCATTGCTAGGCCCAAGTCGACTTCAGCAATTTCTTCTGCGTTCATTGTCGCCTTGGCGGTTGCTAGAGTTAAATCACCTTTGACCTTAGCTAACGCTTCGTCATGTTTGTTTTGTTTTTTTAAATCAGAAAGTTCGCGCTTTCCTTCCGTAGCTTGGTCTTGAAGATTTATTTGCCGAACCGCAAACGGATTTAAGTTTTCCCTTCTCTTCCCGGTGAAGCCCGGTTTTTTTTCTGGCTCATTTAGCTTAAATAGAACATCCCCCCTCAGACCTTCGAAAAAACTTTTGATAATTTCCGCTACTTCTGTTTTTCCTAAAAACCCTTTCTCGTCTTTTCCTAACTTTGACCTATTTATAGATTCCTGCAAAGACTTTTCGTTAGGAAAGTAGCCTGTTTCAAGCAACGCTTCCAGCTGCTTAGTGGGGCTTTCTTCGGTTTCAATCCTATTTGACATTTCGGTTAATCTACTGTTAATAGCGTCTATCTTTAACGAACGTATGGCTTCATCTTGTGTCGTTGGCATGTAGTTCGGCTGATCCGCTGCTGTTTCATGCGTCGCCTCGCCCGTGGCGATGGTCATACCTTGGAGAAGTTGACTTTCAAGCGAGGAATCTCCCCCTGTTAACCAGCGCCATTTACTTAATCCCGATTGTGCCGATGGTTTCAAGAAGCTCTCTTGATCTTGTATGTTTCGTTCATCTATAAAATCCGTAACCTCTTTAACGGGCTTACCTTTCGGACCCATATACGATTTCTCTACCAAATCGTCAAATCCTTCATGTATGAATTTTTTTCTAGCCTCTGTAAATCCGATTGCTCCTTTAATTGCTTTTATATATTCTTTTTGCTTTTCGTCTAGATTATCACTTACTGCTTCACCCATGAACGTAGTATAGTCTTCAACGAATTTTCGAGTCATTACGTCAAGATTAATGTTTCCGAATTCTTGTTGTACCATGCGTTCCATTTCCGTCTTGTCGTCTCGGAACGGCATCGCAACGGAATCAAAGAAATCCCCTCCCCATTGAGAAGGAGAAAACCACGACGCCGCTCCACCTTGTCCGAACGCAACGTCTCCCGCGGTGGCTCTAGCTCTGCTTAGCGTCCTCGCTGGATATTTCCCGTGGGCGCCGCGGGCACGATCATCCAAATATGCCTCTTCCTTATATCCAGCTGCTCTATTACCCAACCAGTTACCATACCTATTGCCTCCCGTTATTGTCCCGTCGTCTTCACTTCTCGCCATATATTTTCCCATATGCTTTAGGAAAAGTCCTTTGACTGTTTCATCATCTTGTATATTTCCTCCTGCTTTTTCCTTGAGTCTAAAGGATTCTTGTACATCTTCGCTATCTTTAAATAATTTTCTCAGTTCTTCTACCTTTTTTTCTGATTCGGCAGATTCTCCCAGTTCGTTTATTCTATCTGTTAGTTCTTTTAAAGCTTTAGAAGCTCTTTCTTGCGCGCTTTCTATTCCTCCGGCATCTTTCAGCATCGCATTTCCAAACTCATTCATTGCGGATTCTACATTTGTCGTATCTATAGCTTCTCCGGATAACATTGCATCCTCTAATAATGTATTGGACTGTTTATTGAGATCCTCGTAAGCTTTAACTACTTGAGGGTTGGTCATCGTGTCATAATTTTGAGATATGGTCGAAACATTACTAGTTAAAACACCAGCGCTGCCACCCAAGCCTTTTAATTTATCTTGTCTTCCGCTTAACCTTTTCATACTTAACTGATGCTCGATATCTTCCGGATCATCCGTTAGCCCCATATAACCCAAGCCACTAGCCAACGCCATTGTCGCCAAAGGTAAAGCTTTCCCTATCCTTGGAACCGCTCTCCCCATCTTAGCCCATATAGGCGGAGTCTTACTTGTGCCAATTATTTTGCTTAAAAATTTTTCTTTTTTCGAAAATTTTTCATATCCAAATTTTCCCGCGAGGTCAGGCATCATACCGAGTTTTCCGCCCATGGTTGCTTTCTGAGCCGCCCCCCACTTCCCTATACCCTGCACTGCGCTGCTCGCCCCAGCGAAACCCATCTGTCCCGCAAACGCACCCCCTAGCATACTTTGAAACTGATTTTCAGCTTCTGCTCCATATTTGTTTCCTATTGCAGGACCACCCATATAACTAATCGCAAGCAAAGGCGTCATAAACTTATCAACTGCGCCCGCAAATTTAGTAGCTCCCCTATCGATCTTGTCGGGAGCGTCGCCTAATGGCTTCGTCGGCGGCTTCGCCTCCACTGGGGTCGGTCTCGAGGTCGATTTTATTTCTTTCTTTTTCTCATCTATCCAGCTCAACGCGGACATGTCTAAAGGCGCCGACATCCCGGGGGACCAATAACCAGCGGCCGAGTCGATAGGAGTGCGGCGTGTAAAGTTAGGGATTAAACCTTGAGCTGCGCCATGGGTTTTTGGATCTATCCCCATTCTCCTTGACCTACTAATACCCTGTCCAAGTCCCGCGGGTTCATCGATTGTATTGTGAACTCCAAGACCTCCGGGGTTTCCGGGTCCCTTTAAAACTGGGCTTGAGCTGACCCGAATTGCAGATACGGGAACTCCCGCCGCTCTTTCTCTTGTAATAGCATCTCCAAGCGGGGAGAAGTTCGGCACGTGACCGGAAGCGCTTCTTTTTCCCTTTGGGGTCTTTTTTGAAGCCGTTCCAGCGGCTGCAACGTTAGATCCTTTTAACAGCTCCATGTAAGGAAGGCCAGCTACACCCCTATTATAAGCTTTGTTAATAAGAGTCCCCATGCTCTTGTTGTCTATAGTTCTTTTAGCATCCGCATATACTAAATTTTTATGAAAATCAAATATGCTCTTAAAGTCAGGTTTTGCTGGACCAACTTCCTCGAAGTCGAAAGGTTTTTGCGCTCCTTTAGTACTCTGGTCAAAAGCGTCTTTTTTAGCCTTGGCGCTGGTTTTAGTAGTAAGTAATCCTAGATTGACTGCTGCCTCAAATATACTTCCTTCTGCGCCCGGTGGGAGTAGTTGAGTATTGCCCTTAAATTTCTTTTTTAAATCGTCAAGGTCTAAAGCGTTATCATTTCCTAAAGCTCCATCAAAAACCATATCGCTAAGCTTGGCGACCGGGTCTGTTAGCAGTTCGCTAACTTTGTCTGAAAACTTTTGCCGAGTAACATTTTCACCTTTCCCTCTTTTTATGCCTTCTATAGACCTAGACTGCATGTTGGCAAATGTTACTCTATACTTCTTAAGTTGGTCGTTGCTCAGACCTGATCCTTCTCTAAATTTTCCTATTTGATCTAAACCAGTTGTACTAGAGTGTGAATCAGTATCTTGGCCTGATAAACCTAGCAAACCTAGTGTCTGAGCAGCATTAAAACGCCTCAGTTCAGGCTTGCCAGCTTTTGCTTTAGCTGCTGCAACTTCTCCTGCTCCGGCTTTTCGTGACTTAACTATAGCTTGCTTTTCTTCTAATTCGTCTGCCCAGCCGTGCCTATTTTGTCTTCTTAAAGTTCCTATTGACTGCTCTATGCCTCTAACCTCGCCTCTACGTAGGTTATCCTGAGCTTTATTGAATATATCTACAGGTCTTCTTGCAAAATTAGGCACGAATCCATCAGCGGCGTAAGGATCAAAACCGTGTGCAGCGCCGAAAGCAGACATATAGTTGGCTCCAGCTGGACTCTCCTTCGGCGGCATAATAGCTGGTTGGGTCATCCCCGGAAAACGCTTAACGGTTTCTGCGCCGTTATACATCATGCTTCCTTCTCCCGGAACGTTCATTGTTTTTATAACGCCAGCTTTATAACCCCCCGCAGCCGCAGAAGCTCTCTCTGCATCTGCATCTGCAAAATTAGGAACAAACCCACTAGCCCTTCCCGGCCTACCTCCTCCGCGCCCACCTCGAGCCCCCATTCCCATTCCCATCATGTTTCCAGCTATAGCCCTAGAAGTAACAGCTAGCTTAGAAGCTTCCATGTTTTGAGCACGCATCGCCGCCAACATGTCTTTAGCGGCAGTTGCGGCGTTAAGCTCCCCCCTTTCGATTTGCTTGATGATACTGGGCTGTTTCATTAACGCAGCAGTAACGCTTTCCTCTATGCCTTTTCTGGCCATAACGCCCTTATTTAACTCTAAAACTCCCGCTACAGCCGTTTTAGCGAACGAGCCAAAATTTATTAACAGCTTACCTATGCCGACCGTTAGAATCGCCAAGCCGGGTCCAGATATAAAACTTCCAATCCCCGTGAGTAAATCTTTACCAATTCCCTTGCCGAACTCTTCAAACCTGCCCCCTTCGCTGAAAGCCCCTATTGCAGAATTAACTAAATTTAATACGTTTTCGATCGCGGGCTTTAACGTAGCTCCCCCAATCGCTGCTCCAGCTTTTGTTAAGTTAGCTAAAGATTTATTAACGAGAGCATCGAGCGTTTCATTCAACTGTTCGTTTTTTTGATATGCTTCGTTAGTAGCAGAAGCTGATTCCTTTAAGGCTCTATTATATACTCCGTATTTAGTAGAAAGATCCCCTAATGTTGCTCGCAGTATGTTAACTTGAAAAACGCCAGCAACACTTTCTGCGATTTGGTTTTGCTGCATCTGCCCTAAGTGTTGAAACTTGTCAGCTAGGTTTTCTAAAACCTTAGTGGCGGGAAGCATTTGTCCCTGCATATCCCTTGTAGCAACGCCTATGGCTGCAAGTTTTTTCTGGACGTCGGTACGCCCTATTCTTGTAAAAATAGTCTTAAAAGCGTTACCTATAACAGCGCCACCACGAGCGGTTCTTTGCTGTACAGCAGTTGTTATAGCCAATAGCTCATCCATGCTGACCCCAGCATCGACAGCGGACGAACCGACACGGGAAATAGCTTTGGCCAGATCGTCCGAACTAACAGCAAAAGCCTGATCGACCTTTGCCATTTTATTAACTACCTGAGACGAAGTGATTCCCGCTTTACTAAAAGAGTTAACAGCAGCGGTAAGGGAAGAAACAGCCTCCTCTGCCCCCATTCCAGTAAGCCTCGTGAGGATAAGAGCATCTTTAGTGCGCAGAAGAGTCTTCTCCATGCTCAAACCCTGTCTTGCTAATTCCGTTGCGGCGACAGCGACAGTTTGAAAACCTTGTCCGGTTTGCCCAGCAACTTTAAAAAGACTATCCCCGAACTTTTGCAAGTTCGCGGAATTAGCGTTTAATACAATATTAATATCAGTAAGAGCTTTCTCTACTTCTACAGTAGCTTTTACCGTTTCTTTTAAAGCTCTCTGAACCTGTATGATTAATCCTGCAGAAGCACCAAACGCAATAACACGAGCATTGGCCGCTGCCATTGATTTTTCGAACTCGGAGGCGTTGGCTGTCGCAGCCGACAAGCCTTCTCCCAAGGGTCTCATCGACTTCCCGCCTTTTCCCCCTACAGACGCAACAGTTTTCTCGACTGATTTTAAAGATCGATGAAACCTCGCCAGATCCTTTTCAGCCGTCGATGTAATTAATTCCAGTTCTGCCCGCAACTTTTCCGTAGCCACGTATTAAATTACACTTTTTTTACTTAACTCCGTGTAATTTCATCAGATCCTCCATAGTCAGCTTTCCTCCTTGTTCTTGAGCTTTCTTCGATAAGTCTATGACGTCCTCGTCTTGACTGATCCCGGCTTTTGCCAAGTCTTCTTTAGTAGCGCCTACTATACTCGTAGCAGCGCCGTCTTTGTCGCTTACAGAGCTTTTCTCTAATACTTCCTTAACGTTTTTACTGGACTCCGCCCATTCTATTAGCTTGTCTGGGTCTTCGGCAATGTGCTCGGGTATTTTTTCTTCTGAATTTTGAAGGATACTTTTAAAATACCTGCCGTAGCTATATATCTCTATTTGATGAAAAGTGAGATTTATTACAGGTTTTCCGTAGAAGTTAAAAACGTTATCATCGCACAGGTAAAAGATATTTGTAAAAAAGTCTGCTAAAGCTATTCTTTTTAAAACATTATTTTTAAACTTTTCATTATTCTTGGCGTACACGCTCATTATTTCATTAATCTGGTCCTGCTCCAGTTCATCGAACTCGTCTTCTTTGAACAAAACTTCCCCCTTGTCGTTTAAAACCGAAACATGCATATAGTATTCGTTTATTCTTCTATTTGCGTACTCTTCTGCTGTAAACCCTATTATCCCTTCTTTTTCCGCAAGCAAGGAAGCTAACTTTTTTTCAGTTTCCTCTATCTCTTTTCTTATTGCGTCTATTTGAACCTGAAGAAGAAGCTTGGATTTTGTTTTATTCATTCCTCTTAGCAGGTCTTTGAGCCTATCGGTCTCCTTGTCTTTTTCCGGGTCCCAAAGTTTTTCTTTTATTAAATACTTAAGTTTCTCTTCTTTTTTAGGAAGCCCCTGCTCTACAGCTTTCTCAAAGTAATGATGGTTTTTAATGTCAGTTTTCGCCGCATCAAAGTTATTAATATGTTTTATTTTTAAATCGCCGAACAGCTTAGACGTAACCAAAGAATACCCTTCGATTATCTCAGAAAATATTAGTTTTAATTTTCCTCTTTCCATAAAGAAAAAGTCCCCCCCAGAGGGGGGGACTAGGGTTTTAACACAACTTTAAGAAATTATTTCTTTTTAGCTTCTTTTTTATTTTCGGGCTTTTTCTCCTTCTCTTCATCTTCATCCTCTTCGTCTAGTTTACTGACGTTCTTCTTAAGTTCTACAAATTGTTCGATGCTATTTGGCCTAGCGAAATACCACAAACTAATATTATAGGTAAGCTCCGCAACGACTGAAGTTAGAAACGAATCCTGTCCGTCATCGATTTCGTCATACTGTTCGACCCTGTCGTCAAATTCTCCCGCTTTAAAAAACGGAGTTTCATCATCTTTATAAGACATAAAAAGAACCCACCAAAGAATTGCTTTATTTCTCGCGCGAGACTCAGCGGTATCTTCGAAGATAGATTCTTCGGCCATGTTATATCTCCTCATAGTTTCGAGATAAGGTTTGGCTTTAGCATCTAGGTCTTCATGCTTCTTTTTCTGAGCGGCCGTTCTTTTCTTTTCGTCGATTACGTTAATTTCTTCTTGCTGTTTATAAATTTCTCGAAGCTCTTTTGTGATCTCATCGAAAGCTTTTTGCTGAAGGTCGTTCATTATACCCCCATCGTTAGTATAACGTTTGTGTAAGAGAGGGCGAGTAATCATCCCGGCGCGAATAGCCTTACCTAGTTCTACGCCGTAATATAGCTCGCCTTCGTCGAGCATTCGGCGAGTGGGTCTTCGCAGGAAGAATTTGTGCTCTACCTCTTCTTCTACCGTTTTCTTTGCGGTAATGTTTTCCCCGTCTTTGTTAACGTCAGGGACTTCCTTTTCTACCTTTTCCTTCTTTTTGAGAGTGAACTCGTATAACCTTTTCATGTTTACTTATTTTTATGGAATTCTAGATATTTGTCAAAATATTCTTCTAGCTCCCGAATGCAATCATTTCCTTGGTCAAGAATACGTTTACGTATTCTTTTATATGACTCTTCTGGGATTTTAACACCTTCTGAATTTAAATCTTCAAGAATGAAGAAGAAGGACTTATATAAACCTGTGATTTTTCTCTTTAATTGAAACGAGAAAAAATTTTCAACGATATCCTTTTCCATAACCTTTACTATACCTTTTACCTGTAAGTAATTACACGCAAAAACAAAAAAAAAGCCCCTTTTTTCAGGGGCTTTGAATTTTATTTATATTGGATTACTCAGCGGCCGGGGCTGCCTCAGGTTCAGGAGCGGCCTCAGGAGCCTCTGTAGGCTCTTCTGGCGCCGGTTCTGGCGCTGGGGCCGGTTCCGGGGCCGGGGCGGGCTCAGGGGCCGGTTCTGGCTCGGGAGCGGGTTCTGGCTCGGGAGCGGGTGCTGGCTCGGGAGCGGGTGCTGGCTCGGGGGCCGGAGCGGGAGCTGGTTTATTTCCGTATAATTTTCCTGCGTAACTCATAAT